CCGACAATATCGGTATCTTTACCGACTTGCATCCCCAGTGATTCGGCGGGGTAAAACGTTCTGCGTCCGGGTCTGTAAACTCAACCGTGCGCCCTGATAGCCACTGACATATAGCCGTTACGGGGTCGTCATTAACATAAATAAATCCGTTTATTTTCAAACCCTCGTCAACATACGCTTCGTCCCTGCCCGTGTCCACTGCAGAGGGTATGACAGCTCCCGCGCCGATATTGTTTACATTCCCGCGCCAGGTATCCATAGCTTGTTTCACCGCAAAAGCTGTCTCCTCGTCGCTTGCACCCTGGTCAATTTTTGTCTTGGCTGTTAACAGGGCTTGTTTTTTAAGCGTATCTAAAAGCGTCGTCGAGGTAATAACGGTTGTATTTTTAATCCATTTTTTATTTAATGCCGAAAAGTTATCAATCGACGCAAGCGCAGATAACGACATTTTGCTTTTGACCTTTTTCACTTTTATAACTTCTTTTCCCTGTTTTTTACCCATATACATGGAATTAATTATTGACCCCTCGATTTTTTCTTTTAAAGGACGTGTAAACCCAAAATCAATCTCGCTTACGGCTTTAAGCGGATTCCCCGGGTTATTCTTTAATTTATTTACAAGGTCAATCATGTATTTATCCTGTACAGCCTGCAAAGCAGACCCCACGTCTTTATTGTAGTCATCTGTCAGTGTTTCAAGCTGTTTTGCAAACTCTTTTATGTTTATACCAGTGATTGCTTTTTTGACAAACGCGGGCGGCTGTTTTGACAATGACATTTTTTTGTCCTTGCCTTTTGAATCTTGCGCTGGGTTCTGTCCTTCGTCCACGGGCGCGGTCTCGCCATCTACTGTTTCGAGTTCGTCGCTTTCCTCAGCCGGTAAATTATCGGGATTGTTCGGATTTAATCCGTCTGGTATTGGTTCGGGTTCTTTTGGTTCGGACGCTGCCGGGATTTTAAGCTCAGGCATATTATGACGTTTTCTTAAAAACGCCTCGTCCTCCGGCTGTGGGGTATATACACCCATGTTGTAATAATAATTTAATATCCGAGCCAGTTCTTCACCGACTTTCTCTGTAAGTTCCACTTTCATTTCGGGGTACTCTTTTTGTTCGCCAAAATTATAAACAATTAAATCATTCCAAACGCGTTGCATTTTTTCCGCAATATATCGTATGCGGCCCGTTACCATGCTGAAAAAGAAATCAATATCAGCAACGCCCAGACTGTAAGCCCCACCGTTCCCACCCTGTCCGAGTTCTGAAAATGCGGCCGCTCCACACTTGGCTATATTAGTATCTTCAAGCCGTATCGCAGACACTACCGCGTCAGCTTTAAAATCAATCGTAACAACTTCGATATCAAACCCCTCAAACTTATCGTTTGCACTTGCGCCAGTCTTTTTTAAATAAGCGTTTTCATGTGTAACATAATTTTGCACGGCATCAATAAAGGCGGTCTCCTCTGCTGTGTCCAGTTTACCGGGCGGGACTGTTATAATAAGTAAACCCATTGAGGACTTTTCAAGCCCGATACCAAGTAGTTTATAATAAATATTTTTACGCCAATAAGGGCCGTATGCTGCGCGCAGGACCGAGCGGCCTTCGACATTGCCGCCTTTTCTCTTTTCGGTGAGGACAATCAAGTTTTCGCCCGGAATCCATGCGTCAGCAAATGGGGTTGTGTAGTTTGTCTGTTGATGTACTGATAAAATATCTCCGCGCCTGTCCATACGCCACCCGACAATAGATGTCTGGTCGCGGAATCCAATCGTATGTAAGCGCCATATCGGGCCAAACTTAGGGTGTGTATACGGTTCATAATCAAGCGGTTCAAAAACTGCGTGTCCAAAAAAGATATGACTTCCGAGGTCATTTAAATTCTCATCAGCAGTTTTATTAAATCCGTGCTTCCATTGCCATTCGCAAAGTTCTTTATGTTTTTCGCCGCTTGGTACGTTTGGAATTGAAAAACTGTATTGCGCGGCTTTTATAACGCCCATAATTGATGTTTCTAAAAGTCCAACCTGATAATCAGACCGCAACATTTTTTCAAACGTTATCGCGGCGATAGGACCCTTAAGGTCTGATATATATTCCTCATTAAAAACATCCCCCCACATGCGCGTTGCGACAACGCCCGTGCTTTTAATCTTTTTTGTGTTTGCTGCCTTGTCACTTGCAGCAAGTTCGGTTGCCGATAATACCTTTTGGTTATCGTTTAAGTTCTGGAGCTTTGCAGTAAGAGCGGCAGGGCTTTTAACCGTAGACCGCTTTATGTTTAGCTGAGGTATTTTTTTAGGCATTTACCACTCCCCATTTTTATAAGATGTTGCGTTTTTATTTTTATCGTGCGTAAATTTAGCTTCCGCTCTTATCGGCGCAAAAGTCAGGGCCAGCGAATCAGCTTCGTCCGGGCTTTCACCGCTTGCCAACTGCATATTTTCTTTTGGTTGTATCTGGATTTCACCGCTTGAGTTTATGCGATATTTAATAAGCTTTAATTGATTTATAAGATTGTCATTGTCCGCGACAAGTCCTTGATTGCCGTCAAATTCGCCCTCACCGATAAACCACTGTTTTAATTTCCAATAACACTGAGCGCGGACATTTTTATATTGTATTTTGCTGTTAGGGATTTTGTCTGCCGTTCCGCCCAAAATAACGGGATTGATATAAAAATTTTGCTCCTTAAGTCTATCTGTGGGACCACCGCCCATACCTGCATCATCCAGGCAGACAGCTGACGCTTTTAAATCCCAATCTTGCATAGCTTCAACACACAGCCCCACAGCGGTCATTAAACTTTCGGTTTTGGCTGATTTAATAACGGCGGCTTTGTTTCCGTTTCTTAAGGTCAATGATGTTCTGTTGCCACCTCGCCCTATATCAACGCCGAGTATATTATCCCTGCTTTTTTCCATGGTTACCGGAGCGATCGCCCCGTTGATTATATCCTCGGTCAGCAATAACTGATACCCCTCTTCATCAATTTCGTTTTCAGCAGGAAATTTGCAATCATAAAACACACTAAAAAACATTTCCTTACGCATTTCCGCAATAAACGATTCCGTGAATCTGCCCTCTGCAAGCGCGTCTTTATAATTTATCCAAATCTTATGTGTCGTATCATCGGTCATTGTTTTATAAAAATGATTGCGTTTTAAAGGATTTGCAAACTCCATTAAAAAACTGTCCTTATGTCCGCCGAGCATACGCTTTATATAAGCGTATAAATCGTTATCCATTAAAACTGAATCGTCAATATAAATATCCTGCCCGCCGAATCCGAGTAACGCCTCACCGAGCCTCTTTTTGTTTCTATTCTCAGCGGATAAAATTTTAATCTGCCCCCCGCGTTTAAACGTTAGATTATCCCGGCGCCGTTCCCTACGTAACCGCTCAATCGCGCCCCCGTCAATCGCAAGCTGGCTTGAAAACACTTCGCTGTCAAACACGTGTTGATTAACCTGCCGCATTATTATTTCAGCCTTTGCTTTTGTTCCGCCGATTATAACCTGTTTGCGCGGCGTCAATACGCCCTTAATTATTATCCCACACGCGGCGCAAGTACTCTTCCCGTACTGGGTCGGAGCCACTACGCCCACGCGCTGATGAGGCATTAAAACAATTTCGCTTATAATGTCTTTTTGGGTTTTTGTAAATTCGAGAGGCTTTTTAGCGTCATCAGTAAACAGGCTTGTAAATTCGTTTAGCATTTCGGTTTTAGCTGGAGCGCAAAGGGTCATTTGCTTGACTCAATTATTTTAGCGGCTTTAGCAAGCAGCTGGTCTATTTTACTTATCTGGCTTTCGTCCGCACGAATTTCCATTGTCTGCTCATCTCTGTACCCGTGTACTGCAAGTAACAATCTTACAATCGAACTGTTAAAATTTCCTTTCAGTCCCTCTGATATTAATTTTTTAGCCTGCAAATTAACGACAATATCCACCGTGCCCCGAAAGTCTTCGTTTACTTTACCGTATTCATACACTTTGTTACGCGGTATACCAAGATACAACGCAAGCCCCTCGATTGTCGGCACGGCTTCATCTTTTTCAAAAGTTTTAATATAATCTTTTGTTTTTTTAACAAAAGATTTGTCGTATTTGCTTGGCCGGCCCATTGGGTTTGGTTTGACAGGGATAGTTTTATTTTCAGGATTTTTTAATAGTTTCTTTTTATTGTCCAAAATAAAACCTCCCGCGTGAAAAGTTTCTTTCTTTACGGGAAGTATAAAGCTTTTAAATCATTATGTCAAAATAAATCACTGCTAAAAAAAAAGCAGTTTACCTGTTTTTGTTGTGCTTAAAATATCCTTTCAACACAAACCGGACAGTACTATAACAATATCCTGTTACCACTGCTGTTTCCCTGTGTATTGATTCTATCTTTACATACCCTAATTCTTTCAACTGCTTTTCATAAACCTGTTTAAATACGGTTTCAATCTCTGTTTTTTTTCTTTTGTTGTATTCGGCTTTTAAAACGTCTTTAATCATGCCTACCACCCCAGCCAGTTACAAACAAAGTACGTTATTATCGCACCCAAAGCGTAACCGATAACTAAGGCAGTCGGCGTGTTTTTTAATAGCAGGCCCTCTTTTTTTGTTATTACTATTTCATTTTCTACCCTGCTGTCTCTTACGGCCCCGCTGTCTTTTAAATCTTTTTCTAAAAGCCGTATTAATTCAACCTTGACCCCGTCACCCATAACCACGTGGTTTGCTTTACACCCACACTTTTCGAGAGCCATTCCGCTGTTAATTAATTGCTGTATTACCTCTTCTGCCGCGGTCATGGGCTTAATTTCCACTAATTGCCCCGGGAGTCGCTTGCCCTCTGTCCTCAATCCGTTCAAAAACTTATCTGCTTTACCCGATATGGTTTCATTTAATACCTTTTTGTTTAGCTTGTTTAAAGGAATTGTGGTCGAAGTACGCCTTCCGAACACTTTTGAAGAAAAAAGCCCGCCTTCTATTCCGCCTACCTTAACAGCCTTCATGCGCTCTTTTGTTGTCATGGGTTTAAAATCCTTGTTTAAAAAATAGTTTGCAGGGTCTTTAAACACAGCTTCGGGCGTTACGCTATATTGCGCCGCAGCCTTGCACACTCTGTACCCG